GGTCACAACCATGGAAGTTTTGATATTCAAATGGGTCAAGGTTCGTTATCTGGACCTGCAACACACCCAGTAAATAATATTAGTTTGGGAGATGTTGCACCAGAAAGTATTGAAGACGCACTAAATATTATTGCTGATGTAGCAATGCCAGCACTAGTAGTTACGTTTATCATTAAGGCATACTGATGGCAAAACTATACACAAAAGAAAAAGCAAAGTATGGTTCTGGCACGGGAACAATTCTCTGTTGGCCAACAGAACTTCAAAGCACAGATCCATCAAACGAGGCTAATGTTAAAGTTCTTCCTGCTGGGTATTTGAAGTGTGATGGTTCTATTTACAAAGCAGAAGATTATCCTGCCCTTGCCGAAATTTTAGGGACAGGATTAAATACAAAGTTCATTCGATATGATATTGACAATGAACCTATCGATAGTCCTGGTGATGATGAATTCATGGTTCCAGATCTAGGATCAAAGTTCATGAAACCAACCACTGGTGCATCCGCTGGAACTTACATTAACATTGTAACTCAAACAGTTGGTGGTGTTGAAAAGAGACGCTCTGGTATGGGCATCGAAGCATCTTCGACAGCAGGAACAACCACTGGAAACACGGTTGTAATTCCAGTTAGTTATACTGGTAATTTTATTGTTCCATCGCAAGAAATTTCACTAAAAGGAAAACCAGCATGGACAAAAGGAACAAACAACAGTGGATTTACTGACAGTGAAGCAGTAGATAGCCTTGCACTTCACTCACACATGCACTTCTCAACTACAAATAGATTGAGAATTAAAACAACAAATGAAGATACCGAGGCACAATCTCAAGGTGTTGGATCTAGATTTGTTGCTTCAACAATTCCAATTCAAGATTGGTTAGATAATACGAAATATAATAGCAATCAAGGTGCTGGAACTAACCAACCAGGATGCTGGGCAATTGCATCTGGTATTGCTTCTGGATCTTATACACCAAACGTTCAAACAACTGGTCCTGGATTTGAAGTTGTTTACTATAACATGTGTTTTGATGCTGCTGGATCTACTGGTCTAAACGCATTTAGATACCAATGTTTATTGACCAGTGCTACTAGTTTTAACATAGGTCAAATTACATTTGGAAATGCTCCAGCATTTAATAGTTACATTATCGGTTGCATTAACGTTGGTAGTGGATCTTTCTCATTGACATCATCTGTTCCTGCAACGTATGTTAATGGCGGACAGGGAGTTCCTAATGATTATAAAGGAACTAGTCTTGCTGATGTTGTTCCAGCCAATAGTAATATTGCTTCAAAATCATCTTTTGCATATCCTCAGGTTAATAATCTTCTCACTGAAATTAATGAATTAGTTCAAGAGGATGGAGATCCTACAATTCATACTCATAAGATTACTTTGACCACTAGCACCCATACATATAAGATAAAGACAACACCTTTCTTGTTGTCCCCAGATAATTTGAAGACAACATTAACTCTGAAACTCGATCAAACTGCATCGTTGGATCAAGTTACTGGTCCTTACATCATTATGGAATATCTAATTAAGTATTAATAAAAAACATGGCAGTTGCACTAAATCCCAAATACAGAAATAAAAGAAAGAATTTCTACACTGACAAGGGAACTGATAGTCAGGCAGTGGGTTCTATTGTCCAAGTTTTAAAGTCTGTGTCTGGATCATACGATCATAGTTATGTTCCTGCTCTTGTAGCTCAGAGTGGAACAACTGCATATGATGAAATTTCTGGTGATGCGGCTCCAGAAGATAATCCAGAATACCAGTATGAAGGATACATCTATTGTGATGGTAGAGAATTTTATATTAAAGATTATCCAGCATTATATGAAATCATCGGCAATGAGTATGGTGGAGTTGCGAGTGATGGTATTGACGTTATTAGTGGTGGAACTGGATACTCTGGAACTCTAACTGTTACAATTTCTGCACCTCCAAGTGGAGTAAATCAGGTTTTTCCTGGTGTGACGCCAGTTCAGGCAACAGGAGTAGCAACCGCATTCAGTGGAATAATTACTGGAGTTGAAGTATTAAATCCTGGAAAAGGATATGATCCATCAAATCCACCAACCGTAACTGTATCTGGTAGCGGTGGTGGATCTGGGGCAACTTTTGCTGTTAGAATTAATGAAGAGAACGGTCAAGTCCAAGGAATTACAAAAGATAATGTTTGGAGTTATTGGCCAGAGGATATGGGAACCTTTAAGATCCCAGATCTGAAAGCAAAAAGAATTGTTGGAAATGGACCTGTTTATGGTTCCAATTCTGCTAACGTTGGAAATTCCGAACTTGGAGTAGGACTTAATACCATTGATGGTAAATGGTATATGGACAAAAATGCCCAAAAAGGCATGTTTGCTCTCGGAAATATTTCCACTATTGGATATACTGATGTTGTAGATACGGTCGAAGCATCTATTGTTGGAAGTCAGGTAGTTACTGTTCAACTTCAACCAAAAAAACTTGCTGGTGCTCCTCAGCATACTCACTTCTTGCTTCATGCTGAAGCACCACAAGATACAAACTATCCTCTATCTGTATCTGGTGAAAGATATCTAGTTTCCTATAAAGCATCAACTGGTAAAGTAAATAACTTCCTCCCACCTGGGGGAATTGCATATAGTCACACCCATGTTCTCTCAAAAGCACCAATTCTAGATGCTAGTGTATCTACTTATGACATTTATAATTGGAGTGGTGGTGATCAGAACTCTGGATCTTTAAAGGAAGAAAATTATTATTATGCGTCTGGTGGCGCTGGTGCTGGATCTTATCAGCAGATAACTAGCATCGGAACACCAAACATGAAGAAGTTTAATTCTTCGAGTGCTATTGGTGGAAGAACTGTTACTACCAATGGTGTTCCCATTTTTGAATCAACGGAAACCACATATTCTAGTGCTGGTTCTTATACATTAGCAGTTCCAGCAGATCTTTCTCAGGCAACTGTTACTCTAATTGGTGGTGGTGGATCTGGTGCTGTATATACAACACAGGGAAATAATGGTGGTGCATCTACATTTACTGCTGGTAGTGTTCTAACAGTTTCTGCTGGTGGCGGAACAAGAGGAAATGCATCTTCAACAACAACTGGAGGAACGGGTGGATCTTACGGTGGATATACAACATCAGGATCCATTTCTGGAAACATTGTTGTAACAGTTACTGGATCTTCCACTCAGGGAAATGGTGGAACTGGTGGAAATGGACCAGTTTATAATGGATCTCTAGAAAATCCAAATAATAATCCTGGTCTTGGTGGTGCTGCTGGAACTACACCAACTGGTATAAACGGAAGTGCTGGAGTTACCAGACAAATTACAGATAGTGGAAGTTCCGAATCAACATTTACTTACAGTGGTGGAACATCACAGAACTACACAATTGCCGCTACAAATGCAAATTACACACTTACTGGAGTTAGCGTTGAACTTGCAGGTGCTGGTGGTAGAAATTGTGGTAACTTTGGTGGTAATGGATGTGGTGCCGCTGGAGCAGGCGGAGCTGGTAAGTGGATGAGAATTAATTTAAATTCTGCTTATGCAACAGCTGGAACTGTTTTAAATTTCCAACCAGGACAATTTGGACTTGTCTATAATGGATCTGCCGATGCTGCTCACTCTGGTAAAGGTGGAAGAGCTGGCGATGGATATGACAACAATGATGGTGGCGGCGGTGGTGCTGCTACTATTGTTAGACTTGCAAGTGGAAACATTATCATTGCTGGCGCTGGAGGTGGCGGCGGTGGTGGTGGATTTGGTGAAGGAAGTTGTGGACAAAATGGAAACAATGCAGGATCTCCTGGTGATGCTGTAATCGAAACTACAGAGGCATTGTTTACTGGCGGTGGTGCTAGTGGTGGTGGTTATGGTTGCACAGGCGGCGGCGGTGGTGGTGGAGGCGGCGGATGTGGTCGCGCTAGTGATACTGCTGGCGGTAATCCTGGTTCTGGTGGTGGTGGAGATGGTGGACACGAAGAAGGATATGGTGGGCAGAGAGGATTGTCTGCTGTTCGCACCACCTACGCAACTCTACAAAACTCTGCAAATACCAATACTGGTGATGGATATGTAAAAGTTACTGTATCTGAAGATAGGGGATATTGGACTGCTGGTGGCGGCGGTGGTGGTGCTGGTGGATTTGTCACTTTCATTATTCAAGGATCTGATCTTTCTGGCATTTCAAGTGTATCAACAGTTGTTGGTGAAGGTGGCGGTGGTGTGAGCAGTGGTGGAACATCTTCATCTGCTGGTAGTGATGGATATGCACTCATCAAATTCCAGAAAATTGTTGGATATGAAGGTGGAACGGAAAGCATTACTATTGGTGATGTATTTGAAGCAGGATCTGGAGATCAAGACAATGGTGTAAACTTCTATGCCTCTGGAACTGGAACAAATGCATCTAATGGATTTGCGTTACCAACAACACAAGTTCCAACAGTTGTATTTGAAGGTGGAGGGGGTGGATCTGGTGCTACAGCATCTGCGACCGTTTCTGGAAATAAAATCACCTCACTTACATTAACAAATGCTGGAAGTGGATATACCGAAATTCCTAGAGTAAGAATTCTTGGTGGAGCAGGAGTAAGAAATCATGCCACAGTTGGACTGAATGTAAATAATGGAACTTTACAGGGTCTGACATTGCAGAATAGCGAAGAACCAACGACGTATTTGAAGTTTGGTGGCACACAGCAAACAAGATATGTCACCACTAATGCTGTTGATGCTTCTGAAATCTTGAGAGTTACGGTGAAAGCAGCAAGGGGAAATGGTAAAAATGGTGGAGATTTGCCAGAAAATGGTGGTGATGAACTATTACTGTATTACAATACTGATAACACTGATAATTTCCCTGGATCAAACTTCTTGGGATCTCTAGTGCCCATTCCAACAGCATCTCAAATTAACAGCGATTTTGATGGAACTGGAACTGGCACAAACCCAACAAATTGGTATACTTATGGAATTGAGTTGCCAGAAGCAGCACAAACAGAAAACGTCAGATTCCAAATTAGACAGGCAAGAAGCACTCCAACTGGAGCGAATGATAATGCCTCAAATAGTGACAACTATGCAATTGTGGAATTGACTTATGAATATGAACAAACAACTGAATTAGTATTCGTTGCTTCTGAGGGCAAAATTCCAGTGGCAGATGATATTCAGCAGTATAATGTTGAAGGTGCAGCAACAGCAACTTATACTTCTGGTATCTTTGCAAATGACTTGACACTTACATTATCATCTTCAAACCCAATCATTCCAGTTGCATCTCTTGATCCTGATAGGGTTATCCCTCTGATTGAACCATACTTCCTAGTTAAGTATCTAATTAAAGCATTCTAAATACTCATAGCATAAAAGTTATTCCAGCACCATGAGCATTCTAGCAGAAGCTAATGTCCCCAATTTGTTATTAGAATTCAGATTGATGGACAGAACTATCACTTACAGAGGAATGATGAAAGTTGTTCCTGATGGACACTGGGATAGTGAAGTTCGCCCTAAGTTGTATCCTCTGTGGGATACTGAGAAAGATCGTCTGATCGAATTTACTTGGTATGATAATAATACCTATCATTGTGTCAGAAGAAAGTTTATTAAAAACTTTAAGACTGGTGAGTATGAGTGGGTCAACTATGAAATGGAGCAGACTGATGTAGAAGCTGCTAGACTATTCTATGATTTTCTGAAAGGAACATTTCTTAGCATTGAACAACTCCAGAATGCAGAGTTCCAAGAAGAAATGGGACGCATGTATGGTGAAGTTAGAAGCGAGAGTTGGTTGTCAATTAGACTTGCTCGTAACTTCCTTCTTCAAGAAACTGATTACATCTTCTGTTCTGATGTAGAACTATCAGATGAAGTCAAAGAAAGATACAGAACATATAGACAAAAACTAAGAGAACTGCCTGGTTTGTTCCCAGATGCTGCGCCAAATGAGGTTAAGTTTCCAATCTCGCCTGAAGCATATGATGCAGTCTACAAAGTAAATCATCCAGAGAATGAGTACCTTGCAACAGAAGATCAATGGGTTGCATTGGGATCATTCTTCTTCACAACATTCAAAGATAAGATGGCAAGATACCTCTCTGTCAGAGACATCACTGATAGATTGTATAACCATAACTTCCTAGAAGCACTTAGAACTAATCCTGTTGGATTGGGTGGAACAGCATGGTCTGTTGAACACCAGAACTTAGATAGCATGAAAGAACAACTAGATCTTCTACTTGCTAAGTTAGATGAAGGAGGTGCATCATGATTACTGTAATGGAAGGATTGTCAGTCTTTGAACTGGCATCAAGTCACTGTGTCATGAATAATAAGTGTTTGTTATACTTTAACAATGCACTGTGGTCATCATTTAGTGAAAATAAAAAAGAACAAATTTTATCATTCTATGCAGATTATGCTCCAGAAGATGTCATCGAAGAGATGAGACAGGGCAGAAACTGTGTATTTGAATATACGTCAGATGATGTTGCTGTATTAAATGCATCTGAGTGGTTTCCGCCACTAGCATATGTTCCAGATGCAGATCACTTCTTTAGAGCATTAGTTATCGATCAAAACGCAAATATTATTTTTGAAAATCTAAATCCTGCCTAGGGTTGACAGGTGGTTGACACCCATGCTATGGTGGTAAAACACTCTTGAGACAGAATGAAAGTCCCTACACAATATGAACTGACGCATCTGCAACTACAAGCGATGCTGCGCGATCATAACATTCCAGAAGATCAAGTAAAGTATCTGGGTGAGTTTGAATACACAGAAGAATACCAAGCACACCCAGAGTATCATGGTATGATGATGCATTGGTATTGCATTGCTGGTGAACATGAGGTGCCTGTGTGTGACATTGCATCTGTTGATCGAACGGACGAAGAAGATGATCTATAAATTTGACTGTCCATTTGTATTTTGGACAGAAGTAAAAAATCACAAAAGTATCAAAAACCAAATTCTACCATTCATTAAAAAATTATCAGAAAACAACACATGCACAGTAACATCTGATAAAGCTATCTCGACATATTATCATCAATCATATCCTTACATACAACATACTATGCTTGAGGATATTATTTGGAAACCTCTGGATGAAATGATGACCACCTGTGGTATTGAAAAACCAGTCAATGGATATAAACTAGACGGACTGTGGTGGAATAATTATCAATCTGGTGGATTTACCAAAGTTCATAAACATGAACGTGCTGATTGGTCTGGTATCTATCTGCTGCATCTAGAAGAACCAAATACAACAACATTCTATGCACAATACGCACAACATCCAAACAGCAATTACATGAGCCAATATAAAACTTTTGATGAAGTTGGTGAAGGAAATGTAATGATCTTCCCCAGTGGTATGCAACACGCTGCACTACCATGTACTAGTAATAGAATTATTATTTCTTTCGACATCATTTATAATGAACGAAAAATTGATTTGGTTGTGGGCAGTTGAAGAACTGTCACATGGGGTCTCGTGCCCCCTTTTTCATGCCCTATACTATTCTCATCAACAGCGCACCACATGACCCTGACCCTTCGCCCTCACCAGCAGCGTATGCTCGATGCTCTGCTGTCTGCTGACCGTGGGCGTCTTACCTGCCCCACAGGCGGCGGTAAGACCCTTGTGATGATCCTAGACACTCTGCGTCGCCTTCAGCAGGCAGACCGCCCCCAGACGATTGTAGTGGTCTCTCCTCGCATCCTGCTGTCGGTTCAACTCTATGAAGAGTTCTTTGCTGAACTGAATGGCAAGGTGAATGTGGAAGTTCTCCATGTTCATAGCGGTGAGGTTGATGGCATGAGCACCACCAAGATTGATATGATCCAGTGCCATGACGTTGTGTGTGAGACTGCTGGTGTTCACCAACTGATCTTCACCACCTACAATTCTTTGCGCCGTGTCAACGAGGCAGGCATCGATGTAGATACTATCTACTATGATGAGGCGCACAACTCTGTTCGCCGTGACTTCTTCAAAGAAGTTGCTGCTGCTTCGCTGACTGCTAAGCAAGCATACTATTTGACTGCCACTCCTAAGTATCGTGGCGGCGTTATCAGTATGAACAACACTGATGTTTATGGCAAAGAGTTGATCAATGTTCCTGCTCCTGAGTTGATCAGCAATGGTAGCATCATCCCTCCTACCATTCAACCTCATGTTGTTGACATCGAGCGTCACAAGTCTCTGCTCGCTGCTGAGAATGACCGCCAGGTGCTGACTGATATTGTTGCCAAACTTGACGATGATGCTGCTCAGAAAATCCTGGTTGCTGCTCCTAACACTCGTGTGCTGTGGGCGTTGCTCACTGGTACTAATGTGATGCAGGAGTTTGCTGATCGTGGTTATGATGTGCTTCACATCACTAGCAAGCATGGTGCTTATGTCAACAAGCGTAAGGTTGGTCGTCAAGAGTTCTTCGATACTCTTGATGCCTGGGGTAAAGATCCAAGCCGTAAGTTCATTATGTTCCACTACAGCATCCTGTCTGAAGGTATCAACGTTCCTGGTCTGACCCACACCATTCTCCTTCGCAATCTGCCTGTGATTGAGATGGCGCAAACCATCGGTCGCGTGATCCGTCTTGACCGTCAGGATGCTGCTGACATCGCTGCTGGTAAGATCCCTGCTGGTCAACTGCAGTTCTATCGCAAGAAGACTGGTTTCGTGACTGTACCTGTCTTCACCAACTATGGCAAGCAAACTGAGAAGCGTCTGCAACGTGTTGTTGATGCTATCTTCGTCAAAGGTATCGCTGCCACTGAGTTTGCTTAATTATGAAGATAGTGTGAGGATATCTAGATATCCTCACAATCTCACCTAAAATACTATTACTACGCTAGACTATCATGGATGAGCAAAAGCACCAGAAGAGACGCGATGCTCTGGGTTTATTCTACGAAAGTGTTCTAAAACCAGACAGCGAACTACGTCAGTGTGCTCACAACCAAGAATGTTTCCATGAGTTGATGGAATGGCGCACAGAAGTGCTAGAATACCTTGACCTACGACGTAATCAGGAGTTTAATCGATGACTGGACATGAATTTGTAATTGAAGGACGCCCTAACGTGAGTGTAGATTGGAATGCTGAGTATGCTAAGCAACGCAAGGATCGTTTGGCAGACAGTATCCACGAGTATCTTGAAGATAGTGACGTGAGTATCCTACAATTCTATAACGATCTACGCGAGATTATCGTGGAGATTAACACTTACCACAAAACCTTCGCTGAAAAGGC